TATATCATTAAAAGAGATCAGATTGTCAGTCAGATAGACAGCATGGAAGATGAGAATGTCTATAATGTGTTGTTTTCAAAGTACATAGAAAAAAAGACATTTGAGGTTATTGCAACCGAAATGAATTACTCTTGGAGACAAACAATAAGGCTTCATGGAATTGCATTAAAAAAATTCGAGCAAAAATATGGAGCAACTTATTTGTAAAATGTCATAGAATGTCATATTGAAAAAATTATATAATTACAATGGGCAAAGCCCATGAGAGATGCGAACATCGCGGGAGGCATTTATATGGATTTAAGAACAACAAAAAAAGAAATTGAAGAAAGCAAGCGTTTTAATTATGCATATAAAGAAAAATTTAAATGCGTAGCTTGTGGAAAAGAAGTTGAATTTTCTCACATAGAACCAATGGAAAGAGTTTTTTGCGATAAGTGTAAAAAAGAACACATTGAAAGTCATAAAAAACTTGTTGAACGTTATGCAAAAATAAAATTGCAGGTAATGCATGAAAATGCGTTAAGAGAAATGGAAAAATCTTGTAAATGCTATATGAATGATATGCTAGATTCCATAGATTTTGTTAGGCAAATGGAGATTGAAAGCCCAGAATCTTTTTTCAGTATATCTGAAATAATTACAGCAATAATTCTTGTGGATAACGATATTAGGTTTAAGATAAACCATAAGATTTTAAATTACAAGATAGACTTCTTTATACCAGATATGCATATATGTTTAGAAGTAGATGGTGGGTTCCATGATTTTCGGTTGGCAAAAGATGGGAAAAGGGATATTGAGATAAGAAAAGAACTTGGTGAAAAATGGGAAACCATAAGAATACCAACCAAACTTGTCATGGAAAATCCAAACAAAATAGTAGACGCCATGAAACTTATGTATAAAGAAACAAAGAAAATAAGAAATTTGAATAATGGAATAATTCCATCATCGTATTCCAGGACAGCAAAAGCTTATTATAAAGAAGCTGGATTGGAGGAGTAGAAAAAGCATTGCCATTGATTGATTTATGGCGGTGCTTTTTCTTTTGCAAAGAAAAGAGGACTTTATGGGATATAAACCAAAAACAATATATTGCCCGCGTTGCGGAAGAAAAGTTGCCACACACGATGGGCGTTCAACAATGAACATTTCTGTGGAATGTAGGAAATGTCACAAAAAAGTGGTATTTTATCCGGAAAATGGGAAGACGGAATTAAAATCTCTTCCGTTTCGTGCAACATCCAGCGGAATGACCTTTATTTAGGAGAAAAAAATGAGAAATGACAAATCTCTCCAAGACCTTGTTAAAGGCTGTTATGGTAGAAAAATTTTATATACAGATGTTGAAACCATCACAGCAGATAATATTGTCAATGTGGTGGGAGACTGCATCGGAAATTTTTATTACAACAAAACCATCATAGAATATCTTTGGCGATATTACAAAGGTGACCAGCCTGTTTTATACCGTGTAAAGGTGCAAAATGCTGATATTACAAACAAAATAGTAGAAAATCATGCGTATGAGATTGTTCAGTTCAAAGTAGGACAGACATATGGCGAGCCAATACAGTTTATCAGTCGAAAAGATGATGATGAAATTAATCGGGCAGTGGATGCGCTGAATGACTATCTTGTGGATGCGAATAAACAGGAAAAAGACATTAAAGCAGGAGAGTGGCAGTCAGCAACCGGAACATCTTTTAAGGCGGTAAGATTTGCAAATGGAGAAATACCATTTCAGATTGTTGCCCCTACTCCGATGAATACTTGTGTTATTTATAATCGGAGCACGGAAGAACCGGTTCTTGCAGTACAAGAACTTAAGGACGAGGATGGAAGATGGTACAAACTGTGCTATACAGACAGTCATTCATGCAAAATTCAAAATGGAGTAGCTTCTGAATGGAAATTACATGCATTTGGAAGCATTCCTATTGTTGAGTTCCCAAACAACCACGAAAGAATATCGGACATTGAACTTGTCATAGGGCTCCTGGATGCCATAAACAACATGCAGTCAAACAGAATGGATGGGATTGAGCAGTTTGTTCAATACTGGGTTAAGTTTGTAAACTGTGAAATCGACAATGAGACGTTTGAAAAAATGAAAATGAACCATGCTTTGACGGTAAAGTCCAACAACAAGGACAACAAAGCCGATGTTGAGATCATGACGCAGGAACTTAACCAGAGTCAGTGCCAGGTGGCAAAAGATGATCTTTGGGACAATGCATTATCAATTCTTGCTATACCAAACAAGCAGGGGAACACTGGCGGAGATACACAGGGCGCGGTAGAGTTGAGAAACGGTTGGGATTTTTCAAAGACAAGAGCAAAATTAAAAGACCCAATTGTGAAATCGGCAGAGAAGAGACTTGCAAAAGTTGTCTTAAATGTAATACGTGTTAAGGACAATGATTTGAAATTGTCAATGAGGGATTTTGATGTGCAAATCAATCATAGCCCTCAAGACAATATGTATACAAAGTCGCAAACACTATATCAGCTTTTAGAGTGCGGCATACATCCTCTTATTGCCATTAAAACGGTGGGGCTTTGGGGAGATGCTGAAAAGACATTCCTCTTGTCTAAGCCATATATAGATGTGTTGTGGAAAACAGTTGATGATGCAGAAGAGCAGGAACAAAAAGCGCAGGAAATTGTAAACCAATTAAATAAACAGCAAAATAAGACAGCTACCGAGTAATCGGCGGCTGTTTTTATTTTATAAAAATTCGCAAAGTTGTGAGCGTAAAAAACAACAGTGTCATTCGGTGTCGTTGCACCGCAAAAATTCGTAAAGACATATCGGAGGTAATCAATGAAAAGAGAAGAGTTAATTGCAATGGGTATTAGTGAGGAAAATGTTGAGAAAATCATTGCTGATTACGGCAGTGCCGTACAGAGAGAACAGGCAAAAGTAGCAGAGCTTAAGGCAAAGGCAGACAGCGCAGATGAGTTGCAGAAAAAGCTGGATGAAATGGAAGCAGGAAACCTCACGGAACTTGAAAAAGCAAACAAGGCGTTAGAGACAGCAAATCAGCAGATTGCAGATATGCAGAAGAAAAACGCCATCAGAGACCAGCGCGAAGCATTGATGGAAAAGTTAAAAATCAATGCAGAGCAGGCAAAATCGGTCGTCAAAGATGATGGAAGCCTTGATTATGACGCTCTTGGAAAGATTACATCCGAAAAGGAAACCGCAGCAGCGCAGGCAAAGGAACAGGAGATTGCGAATAATTCTGAAAATCCGGGCGGCGGTACTGCAGGTGGAGAGAATAAAAAAACGGCAGATGTTGAAAATGCCGAAAGTATCAGCTTTGGCGAACCGGCAAAAAATGCAGAAGCCAAAGACCATTATGTTTTATAGGAGGTAAATTATGGGAAAACCGATTGAAAGAGACTTTACACAGAGTAAAGGAATTTTAAAATTCTTTCCTTATGAGGGTGCGGCGTGCATCGTTCCGCAGACAATGGTGCCAAGTGCCGATGCAAACGGAAAGAAGATTGCAAAGGCAGGGACACCGTTCCCAAGCAATGACGAATCTTGCAAAGGGTATCTTCTGGAAGATGTTGACGTAACAATGGGAGATGCGCCTGGAACTTATGTATATCAGGGTTCTATTGACAACGCAAAGGTAACAGCGAACGGAGTGACCGTGGAAGCAACTGCAAAAGCAGCAACACCGCGTGTCACTTTTTTTGATTAAGAAATGGAGGTATTAGAGAATGGCATTACCATTATCAGAAGCATTTACCGCAAGAAGCCTTGGGGTTATGTGGAATAATTATGAAAAAACGCTTGGTTCTGCGCCTTACTTAGGTAGACAGAAATTTGGAACCAGAAAACAGGACAGCCTTGAGCTTAGATTTATCAAAGGAAAAAACGGTCTTCCAGTATCCTTAAAGGCATCCAATTTTGATGCGCAGGCAGAGTTAAGAGACGTTGGTGGATTTTCGGACATTCAGAACGAGATGCCTTTCTACCGTGAATCTTACATGGTAACAGAGCGTGAAGAGCAGGAGTATGCAAATTACCAGTCGGCAGAAAATTCCAACATGGCAAACCAGGTGCTTAGAGAAATCAGCAAAAAACCGATGATGCTTATTGAGGGGGCAAGAGTGGTGCCGGAACGCCAGATTTGGCAGTTATTAGCACCATCTGATGGTATTCCAAGAGTACAGGTAACAATTGGCGGAAAGAGCTACTATGTGGATTATACTTCGGACAATGGAGTGGCGCACAAGAGAGATCATTACAAGGATATATCCGGAAGCGATACCGATAAATGGTCTGCATCCGAAACAGCAACTCCACTTGATGACCTTATCGAGATTAAACGTGAGTTTGCAAAGAAAACCGGATATTCCCTTGCACGCTTTAGCATGAATACAGAAACATGGGAAATGGTCCTTAAGGCGGAGGACACAAAGAAACAGGTGCTTGGAATTACTGCTTACAATGGCGGCATTCGCTTACAGCAGGGGCAGGTTACAGAGTATCTTAGAGGATACGGCATCGAAATTGAAGTTTACGACAAACTTTACATCGACCCTGCAGACGGTGCCACCAAATATTTTATTCCTACAGGAGTTATTTCAGCGCAGGCATCCGGCGTGTACCTTGGAGATTATGTCTTTGGAAAGACACCGGAAGAGAGAAGCGGAAGTTTAACAGACGGAAACCTTTCTATTGTAGAAACCGGTATTTCGGTATATACATACGCAACAAATCATCCGATCAACACTCATTGCGTTGTGTCAATGATCGGATTGCCTACTTTTGAGGGCATGGACAGCGTTGTTGTCATGAAAGTTGCGTAGGAGGTGCGGTATGATTGCTGAATACACGGTAAAACGCAATGGAAGATGGTACAAAGCAGGAGATAAAATCCCGGACATTGTTCCGGGAGAGAAATCTTCCGGCGGTTACACCAAGACAGAGATTAACAGAATGAGCACTGCTGATTTACAGGCACTTGCCGCTGAATATGGAATCAAAGGTGCAGAAGAAATCAGTGGAGCGGAACTGAAACGCATTTTAATTGAGCAGTTCGGATTATAGGTAGGGAAGAATGGACGAATATACAACATTAGAGCAGGTCAAAATCAGACTGAAACAATTTCATATTGAAACCGTTACGGATGAAGATGGTGTTACTTCTGATGTTGTCGTGTTCGACCAGAAAGAAGATAATCCTTACATTGAACAGCTTATCAAGCAGGCAAGAAATGAAGTGGTAAGCAAGCGGAATTACCCGGAAAGCTACACGGATGAAAAAATATCCGAAGACCTGAAACAGTTTGAGGATGTAATTGTCAATTTAGCCGTGTACGACCATTCACAGGCAGGAGAAGCCTATATGGCAAGTTATTCAGAAAACGGCGTAAGCCGTAGCTGGAAAGACAGGGAAAGCTTGTTTGTGGGAGTATTTCCGTTTGTAAAAGCATTATAACCGTATGGGATTCCATCTGGTTAGAAGATTGTGCGTTACGTTTTGCCGATGTTGGCAAAACGTAGCAGGCGGCACACATTGAGCGGTGGTGGGCGGTGTGCCATAAAAATGAAAGGCGGTATATGATTTGACGATTGAAATATCAACAGCAATCATTATAAGCGTGCTGTCGCTTGGTTTTTCCGTCTTTATGGGCTTGAAGAGCAACAAAAGGACAGACAACACGGATCTTGAAGAACGCGTGAGGGAGAACACACGCATTAACATGAAGTTGGATGCCATTTCAAACAACACGACCGAGATCAAAAATGAAGTATCTGAGATGCGAAAAGAAATAAATTCTCATGACAACAGGATCATAAAGGTCGAGGAAAGTGTGAAATCGGCGCATCACAGAATTGACGGGATAGAAACCCGTCTTAATGATGAAAAGGAGGTTTAATCATGGATATTATACAGGCGGTAATTGCTAACATGACAATTATTCTGGCGATTATTGGTGCGCTGGCATTTGTTGTGTCTGTGGTAACACAGGTAATCAAAGGTGTAGGCGTATTTTCTAAGGTTCCGACGGACATCTTGGTATTTGTTCTTTCCATCGGTATCACGGTCGCTGCGTTTGTGGCATACATGCAGTACATACAGACAACAATTTTATGGTATATGATCTTGGCGGCTATTATTGCAGGATTTATTGTTGCGTTTGTCGCGATGTATGGATGGGAAAAGCTTTCTGAGCTGTGGAAGCGGTTCGGCAAGGATGTGAAGTGAAATGCTTGAGATCAATAAGCAAAAAATGAGTTATTCGCTACAGAGCGGAAAGGTTCCGGTGTATGTGACGGACGAGGATGGAAACATCGAATATTCTTCATATACTGATTCAGATGGAAATGTAATTTATTACCTCGATGAAGATGGAAACAAAATACCGAAAACAACCGGAGAGTATACCACAGGTTATGAGAAGCCTGTGGTTTTTTATTCTTCAATCAGCAATAAGTTGAGTGAAGCACTTATAAAAGAGTTTGGCGTTGACAATTCAACAAACTTTGTTCAGATTGTCGAGGACAAAGGGAAACTTCCATTGAGCGTCGGCTCTTTGGTATGGAAAAGGTCAGATGTAAGGTACAAAGATGAAGAGAATACAATCGTTGACGAAAATTCGGCTGATTACATCGTAAAAGGTGTTGCAGACGAGGGATTGACGGTTGATTTGTTCTTATTGCAAAAAAATGTGAAGTAGGTGCGGCATGGGAAAGAAAGTAATCACAATGAGCCTGTCTGAAAAGTCTATTCAGAACGCCATACGAGAGCTTAGAGCCTATCAAAACAGCTTGACATATAAATGCCAGCTGTTGGCAGAAAAACTCGCGGAAAAGGGCGTAGAGATTGCCAGAGTGCAAATTGCTGACCTTGACGCAATATTTACATCGGAACTCATTTCTAGTATTTATGCGGAATATGAAGGTAGCACTAAGGGCGGCGGGATATGGGCGGTAATAGCCGGTACAGACCACGCCGCATTTGTTGAGTTTGGA